TATAAGGTTTTACGAAATATTATCTAAAAGAACTTGTATCGTTTGCGGCGCGCCCGCCACTAGAATAACAACTGGATGGATAAGTCCTTATTGTGATAATTGTGTTAATAAAAATGAAGATAGCGTTCCGATAAAAGTTGAAGAAAAAATAAAGGAGATATTAAATGAATTATACCATAGATGATATAAAATCTTTAAGCTTTAGAGAAGGAGTTCGTACAAGAATTCAGATGTATCTTGGCTCAAGCGATAATGAAGGCACCTATCAGTCTTTTAAAGAAATTTTAAACAACTCTACTGATGAAGCTATTGTTGGTTTTGGAAAGCGTATTGAAATTACAGTTTCTGAAAAAGATAATAGTATTGTTGTAAGAGATTATGGGCGCGGTGTTCCTTTTGGTATTCGTGAAGATGGAGAGAATGTTCTTGTATCAATTTACTCTAAATCTCATACTGGTGGAAAGTTTGATTCTACAGCTTATAAAAATGTGTCGGGTCTCAATGGTATAGGAGCTAAATGTGCATGCTTAAGTTCCGAATGGTTTGTTGTTTCTTCAATTAGAGATGGAATAAAAGCTAAAGCTGAATTTGAAAAGGGAATTTTAAAATTTTATTCAGAAAGTAAAACATCAGAGAAAAACGGTACATGTGTAAGTTTTAAACCAGACCCTGAAGTTTTTAACACAGGAGAGATTGGTTATTCTTTTGATAGAATTTGTAATGATATAGAAGCCATATCTTATTTGTATAGTGGTATAACTTTTGTAATCACTAATGCTGATAATAATAAAACCGCAACTTATTGTGCGAAAAATGGTATAGTAGATTTTGTGGCAAAAAATGTCAAAAAACCGCTTAATCAACATATAATTCATGATTCAATTACTGATGAAAATGGAGATAAGCTTGAAATTGCTTTTCAATGGGGAGATAAGAATGAGAAGTCATATGTATTTGTTAATGGATTGTTGTGTCCAGAAGGCGGCTCTCCAATAACTGGAGCAAAAACAGCCATAACAAGGACTTTTAACTCATTGAGTAAACAAAACTTTGATGGCGATAGTATACGAAATGGTTTGTGTTATGTTATTAATTGTTCTGTGGCAGAGCCAAGTTTTGCTAATCAGACTAAGTCAAAGATTAATAATACAAATCTGCGCTCTATGGCTTCAACTTGTTTCTCTAATGCGCTTAAAGAAATGGCGCTGAAATACCCTGGAGAATTTGAATCTATTGTAGAATTAATGAAAAAAGTGGCTCGCGCCGAAGCTGCGGCAGAAAAAGCACGTCAGCAAGTAATGAGTGCCACAAAAGAAGTTGAGAAAAATCAAAAGAAAAAAGTTTTTGCATCCGATAAACTTAAAGATGCAGAATTTCTGGGACAAAATTCAACCCTGCTTTTAGTTGAGGGTAATAGTGCGGCTTCATCAATAGCAATGGCAAGAGATGAGAAGAGTTATGGAATTTTAGCACTTAGAGGAAAAATGATTAATACCTTTTCTAATGATGATGAAAAGATTTATCAAAATGAGGAAATTAAATTATTCCTTAGTGCTATGAATATAATACCAGGCAAATATAATGCTTCAAAATTGCGTTATGGAAAGATAGGTATATGTACCGATGCTGATGCAGACGGATACGCAATCGGTCTTTTAATAATGTGTGCTGTATATAAGTTTGCTCCCGAATTTATTGAAGAAGGTCGTCTTTATTGGTTAAGGTCTCCACTTTATATTGTTAAGAATAAAAAAGAAGAATCTTATTACTTTACAGATGAAGAATTTGAAAAAGTTAGAAAAAATATAAAAGGAGAAGTTGAACGTGCAAAAGGACTCGGCGCGCTCTCAGCAGAACAGGCACACAGGTCAATGTTTATGCCTGAATTCCAGCGTATGGATCAGCTTTTGCCGGATAAAGACACTATTGATTTACTTTGGGATTTAATGGGTAAAGATAGTGAGCCAAAACGTGATTTTATATTTAAACACGTCGATTTCTCGGAGATAAGAGAATAAAAAGTTGAACTTATTATAAAATTCTGATATAATTATAATATAAAGATAGAAAGGAGAAAATAAAGGCAATAAATGAGTAACTTAACACAAGTAATAAATGATAGCTTTATCCAATTTAGTGGTGCGGTTCTACAGAGCCGCGCCCTAGTTGATGTACGTGATTGTATTAAGCCTTCTGCTCGTCAAATTTTTTACTGTATGTATACAGATAAATTTGTCCATTCTAAGCCTTTTCAAAAGACATTAAAAGCTATTGGTTCAGCTTTTCGTCTTTACATTCATGGAGACTCATCCGCTGAAGGAGTAATTATGAGGTCCGCGCAACCATTTGCAATGCGTTATCCACTTGTGGAAGTTGAAGGTTCCTATGGAACTCTTTTGGCTTCTGGAAGCTGGGCGGCACCTCGTTATACAAGTTCAAGATTATCTCCTTTGGCTGAATATTTATTTGCAGATTTAAAAAAGGATACAATTAGTGAATGGCGCGATAACTATGATAATACTGAACAGTACCCCGCCGTATTACCATCAAAGGGTTTTTATAACCTGGTAAATGGAACCTATGGAATAGGTGTAGGCGCGAGCTCTTCAATTCCACAATACAACTTAAAAGAGTTAAATAAAGCATTAGAAGTTTTATTGTTAAATCCTGATGCTGAATTTGATGATATTTATGTAGCTCCTGATTTTGCAACTGGCGCGACCATTATAAATGGTGAGCAGGTTAAAGAGTCACATAAAAATGGTACAGGCTTTGCTTGTAAGATTAGATCTTCTGTTGAGTGGGATGCAAAGGACAGATGTTTTATCGTGACTGAAATACCTTATATGCTTTATACAGAAACTATTTGTAGAGAGCTTGAAGAGATAATTAATGGCGAAAATAACTTTGGGATTGATAGATTTAATGACTTAACCGGTAAAACACCATTAATTAAAATCTATCTACAGAAAAATGCTAATCCAGATAAAGTACTTAAGCAGTTATTTAGTAAAACTTCTCTTGAATCCTATTATGGAATTAATTTTACAATGCTGGATAATGGGCGCTTTCCAAGAGTATTTACATGGAAAGAAATGTTACAAGCACATATTGACCACGAAAAGATCGTATATAGACGTGGATTTGAGTACGACCTTAAAAAGATAGAAGATAGATTACATATTATAGAAGGACTTTTAAGAGCTTATAGTGCAATTGATGATGTAGTTCATGCAATTAAAAACTCCGATTCAGCGCAAGCAGCAAATAAAGCTTTAAGAGAAATTTTAGAAATAGACGATATTCAGGCGAAGGCAATTCTCGCATTAAAGCTATCTAGTTTGAGTAAGTTGGACATCAACAAGTTAATAAATGAGCAGACCGAACTTAAAGGGCGCGCTGCCGAAATTCATAAGATTCTTGAAAATGAAGAATTATTTAATAATGAGTTGATAAAGGGGTGGCGCGAAGTTGCAGAAAAATTTGGTGATGAACGCCGCACAAAAATTTTAAATCTTGGTGGTGAAGAAGAAGAGCCAACAGAGATAAAAAAACTTCAAATATCTTTAACAAATCTGGGGAATCTTTATGCAGTTGAATCTTCAACTCTTTATACACAAAAGAGAGGTGGCGTTGGTACAAAAGCTAAACTCGCGCCGAATGAGTATGTCGTAAATAGTATTAGTGTTAATTCAAATGACAAGATCTTGTTCTTTATGACAACTGGTAATTATTACCATTGTAAAGCATCTGATATAACACTTGAGACAAAAACTCCAGTCTGTACCTTAATAGGATTAAAAGATTGGGAAGCAACACGTGCAATAATAGGATTAAATAAAGAAAATACTAAAGAATATGTTATCTTTATAACACGAAAAGGAATTATCAAAAAATCTCTTCTTTCAGAGTATAACACAAATCGTGCAATCGGAATGAGAGCTTTGGCACTTGATGATGGTGATGAATTAGTTGATGTATTATTCGCTAATGAAGAAAGAATAGGTATAATGACTGAAGATGGTAATTTCCTTATAACCGAGACGAAAGATATTCGTCCAATAGGACGTACTGCTCGTGGAATAAAAGCAATTAAACTTAATGATGGAGATGTTGTGGCGGCCGCTCGTCTTATATATCCAAATGCAAAAGAAATTATTTCTGTAAGTGGAAATGGATATATAAAATCAACCGACATAAAAGAATTTTCTATACAAGGTAAAAACACAAAAGGAAGTCGCATTCAAAAACTTTATGATAGTGACTGGATGTCAGATTTCTTACCGGTAGATGATTTAAAAGAAATACTGGTAAGTGCCACTAAATCTTGTATAAAATTCAAAAAGGATGAAATACCTATTGTGTCAAAAGGCGCATACGGTACACGCTCTATAAAAATTTCAGAGAAAGATAACATAATTGCTTTAAATTAAAATTTTTAAGAAGTTAAATTTTGACTTTTACTTAAAAATTTTATATAATATATATAGAAGTTAAGGGAAAACACCTTAAAGTGCCATTAACCGAAAAAATAAGATAATGGCAAGAAAAAAATTAAATTTATAGGAGAACAAAATTATGAAGCTGACAGAAAAGTCAAATGAAGTATTCGAGTATGTAAAGGGTAATGGCGGACACGTAAGTGTTGAAGAGATTTGCGCAGCAACAGGTAGAGCTGCAAGATCAATAAGCGCAAACATCAACGACCTCGTTAAGAAGGGCCTTGCTGAGAGAGAGAAGGTAGAGGTTGAGGGAGAAGAGAAGCCTATTACTTATGTTAATCTGACAGAAGAGGGAAAGACATTTGTTCCTTCTGATGAGGACTAATTTTAAGTTTAACGAACTTAGTACGATAAGTACTAAGTTCGAGTTTTAAAAGAACCAAGATATAGAAAGAGAGGTATTTAAATGAGACAGGCAGAAAATAGAGTTAGGATTGAAGGAATTTTATCAGAAACAGATATTAATTATGGTTCTTTTCAGAGAAATGGACAAACTATTGAGTGTATAAGGGGTACAATTAAAGTCCTCGTAACACAGACAATAAATGGAGTTGTTATTGAGAACGAGATACCAGTTCATCTTTTTGCAAATAAGTTTACAAATCAGGGTAAACCAAACCCAGCTTATGATTCTATCGAAAAGATAAAGAATGATTTCGTTTCAATCGCCGCAGCAGGTGGAGAAACTGGAGCAGACAGAGTAAGAATTACTTCTGGAAGAATTCAGATGAACGAGTATTATAATGCAGATAAGAAGCTCGTATCTTTCCCAAGAATTTCAACTTCTTTTGTTACAAAGATAAGAAAAGATGAGTGTAAGCCAGAAGCTACTTTTTCAGTAGAAATGGTTATTGCAAGTCAGGGATATGAGCTTGATGCTGATGGTGTAATAAAGGAACCTAAGAGATACCATATAAAGGGAATTATACCTGGATATGGCGACAGAGTTGATGTAGTTGACTTTGTATGTTCAAATGAAAATGTTGTAAATGCAGTTTCAAGTTATTGGAACGATAATGATACTGTTAAGGCTAATGGTAGACTTAACTTTAGTTCAACAACAGAAGTAGTTAAGGAAGAGGTTGACTTTGGTGAACCAATAGAAAGACAGCGCACAATTTCTGTAAGCGATCTTGTTATAACAGGTGGTTCACAGATGCCGCTCGAAGGAGAATTTGCATATAATCTGTCTGAAATTCAGTCAGCTCTTTCTGAAAGAAAGGCAAGACTTGAAGCACAGAAAGATAGTGATATTGCCAAGGCTAGACAGAGAATGGCGCCGGCTCCAGCAAACGAAAGCTCAAAAGGTATGTTGGACCTCGGATTCTAAGGAGGTTAACATATGCCTATAGACATCTTAAGTATTAAACCTAGTGTTATTTCTAGAGACTTAAGAGGCAAATATGTTCTTTTATATGGTAAAGCTAAAAGTGGAAAGACAACAGCAGCTTGTTCTTTCCCAAAAGCTTTACTGTGTGCATTTGAACGTGGTTATAATGCAATAGGCGGTGTAATGGCGCAGGACATAGTTCGTTGGTCGGACTTTAAATTAGTTCTTCGCCAATTAGAAAAGCCAGAAGCACGTGAGATGTTCGAAACAATAATAATAGACACTGTCTCTATTGCATGGGACCTTTGCGAGCAGTTCATCTGCGCGCAGAATGGCGTTCAAAAAATCGCTGATATTTCTTGGGGACAAGGATATAGCGCTTGCAAAAAAGAATTTGAATCAAGTCTTAGAAAAATAACCCAGTTGGGATATGGTGTAGTATTAATTTGCCATAATGCTACTCGTATTGAGAAAACCGCAGATGGTAGTGAGATAGAAGTTATTTCTCCGGAATTACCAAAGCGCGCTGCAGAAATTTGTAATGGAATCGTTGATATTATCGGCTATATTGGAAACGAATATAAAGATGGCGAAAATATGCGCTATCTCTATACAAGAGAAACACCTACATTGTTCGCAGGTTCTCGTTTTAAATATTTAGCCCCAAAGATTCCTTTTGGATATAATGAACTTGTTCAGGCTATATCAGAAGCTATTGATAAAGCTGAGAAAATGGACGGCGTAAAAGTGGTTGACCATATGAGTGAAAAGGTTGAAGAAAAGAGGTCTTTTGAATCAGTTCAAGCTGAAGCAAAAGCTTTGTGGGAAGAATTAGTTAAAAAAGACCCTGAAAATGCCAAAAAGATTATGAAAAAAGTCGAAATGGTATTTGGTAGACCTGTTAAACTTTCAGAGATTATGGAAGACCAACAGGATTTGTTTGAATTAGTAGTTGCTGACATGAAGACTCTTTAATTAATAATAAACTATGAGCAGATATTGTATATATCTGCTCTTTTTAAATTTGCAAATTTTAAGAAATTATGGTATAATATTCTTAGAAGAAAGAAAGAGAGGTAAAATTATGAAGTGTCCTTATTGTGGCCTTGAAATACAAAAAACAGAAAAAAATGTTATTAAAAACGAAATTCAGGGTTTGGGTACTCGTAGTTATTATCATATTAAATGTCATGAATTGGCAAAAACTACACCAAAGAATGAATGGCCAGAAAAGAAAAAACAAGCAAAAGATAAAGCTGGAGAGATACAATTATGGGCGGAAATTATATATGATTATCTTTTAAGGTATCAAAGAATTTCTCCCGATTTTGTGTTAATAAAAAGACAGTTAGATAGTTTTGTTAATGGGAAATATGGTTATAAATATAAAGGGGTTTATCTTTCTGTTAAATATTTTTATGAAATAAGAAATAAATCTAATAATGAAGATAAATCAAATGGCGGCATCGGTATTGTTCCTTATGTTTATGAAGAAGCTAAATATTATTGGGAAGATAAAGCAAAGAAAGATGATAAATTAGTTAATGATATAGAAAAACAAATTAATGAGTTAAGAAATAAAGAAATTAAAAGAGTTCCTTATGCTCAAAAGAAAAAGGAAACAAAAAAGAATTTATCATTATCAGATGTTTTAGGAATGGAGGATGAGTGATGTTATCAGATAAAAGTACAATACGTCAAATATTGGGCGGCCTTATGAAGCATCCTCAGTATTTAGACCAATCAGATAAGTATAATATAAGTGTTTCTGACTTTTCTAATAGATTTGAAAAGATTATATTTACAGCTATATATAATTTAAATAAAAATGGTTTAAAAAATATTCAGATTATTGATATTGAAAACTTCTTGGAAAGTGATAGTTTAGCAAAAGATATTTTTGAGAAAAATAATGGAATTGAATTTTTACAAGATCTCGAAGATTTTGTTGAAGAAAGCAATTTTGATTATTATTATAATAAATTAAAGAAAATAAACTTACTGCGCGATTATCAAAAAATGGGTATTAATATAGATGAATTCTATTGTGAAGACCTAACCGCGCCAAAAGCATTTGAAATTAATCAAGAGTTTGAAATATTAAGTGTCTCTGATATAACAGATAGAATTAAAAAGAAGTTTTTATTAATTGAAAATAAATATTTAAAAAATGATGTAACTGAAGTAGAGAGCGCCGCCGAAGGATTGGATGAATTAATACAAAGTTTTTATGAACGAAGTGATGTAGGTCTACCGATCCAGGGTATTTATACAAATGAAATATTAAATGGCGCAAGAAAAGGTACATTATGTATTAGGTCTGCGGGAAGTGGTACAGGAAAAACAAGACAAGCTGTAGGTGACGCATGTTATTTAGCTTTTCCTTTAAGGTATAATAGTAAAACTGAATCTTGGGAAAAGGTTGGAAATAGTGAAAAAGTTTTATTTATTGCAACAGAGCAAGATTTTAATGAAATTAGAAAAATGATATTAGCATATCTAACTGATATAAATGAAAGTAGATTTAGATATGGTGATTTTTCTAAAAGAGAAGAAAAAATTATCAATCAAGCTATTCAAGTAATGAGAGAATATGAAGATAATTTTTTTATTGTAAGAATGCCGAACCCGACAATAGATTTAGTTAAAAATATTATACGAGAAAATTGTTTAACAAAAAATATAAGTTATGTATTTTATGACTATATATTTATAGGGCCATCATTGTTAAATGAGTTTAAGGGTTTTAATTTAAGAAACGATGAAGTTTTATTGATGTTTGCGACAGCTTTAAAGGATTTAAGTGTTGAGTTAAATATATTTATAATGACTTCAACTCAGGTTAATGCAAATGCAGATGATAATAGAAACATAAGAAATGAGGCGAGTCTTGCAGGAGGGCGCGCGACCATAAATAAAGCTGATTATGGTTTAATAATGGCAAGACCAACAAAAGAAGAATTGGAAGCGATTGAAAAATTGTGTGAAAAATACGGCGCGCCGAATATTGTAACAGATGTATTTAAAGTAA